TAATGATTTTTTATTTTAAAAGTGAAAAAGATGCAGCTCTATGTCGTATACTACTAAGCGAAAAAATATTGTAAAAAGGTTGACAACGACCTAAATAATCATGTACAATAGTGCAAATAATAGACATCCACGTCACTAACTCGGAGAATAAAATTGTCATATAACAAAGTATATATAAGTAACGATGAAGACACAGGCCTGGACGCAATGGCAGGCGATGGCGGATATTCAGAAGGATACCTAGGTGGATACCTTCGCGCTAAAATGAAACGTGATGGCAGACGTTTCTGGGCGGGTGATAACATTAGTGAATACATTTCTGATGTTGTAAAAGATAAACTAATTGACGAAGCTACAGAAGCCTTTGAAGGTGTACTAGATGCATTGTTAATCGATCGTGAAACAGATCCTAATAGCAAGGGCACAGCACGTCGCCTGGCCAAGATGTACTTCAATGAAATAATGGCAGGAAGATATGAACCAGCACCGGATGCAACAGCTTTTCCAAATGATTCAGCAGACCGCTACGAAGGCATGCTTGTGGTTAGAAGTGAACTACGCAGTATGTGTAGCCATCATCACCAGCCTGTATCTGGTGTCGCTTATATTGGGATTATCGCCGCAGAAAAGCTCATTGGTTTGTCTAAGTACACTCGCATTGCTCATTGGTGCGCTCGTCGTGGTACTTTACAGGAAGAATTGTGTATAGATATTTCTAATGAGATTATGGCTGCAACTGGCAGTGAAAATGTAGCTGTCTACATCCAAGCAGAACATGGGTGTTGCACCAACAGGGGTATAATGGCACATAGTAGTTTAACTCAAACTACTGTACTTAGAGGTGCGTTCAAAGACGACCCTAATACTAAAAAAGAGTTTATGGATAATGTTAAACTTCAACAAGAATTTGCACCAAGATAACAAGGAGAAATCAAATGGCAAAATTAAGCAAACTATCAAAAGTAAACGAATCAATCACTCTTAATCGTTACGACAACGGGTGGATGGTTGAAGTTGGCGGCAGAGATCAAGAAAATGATTGGAAGACTGCTAAGATTATTTGTACTACAGAAGCAGAAGTTATTGAAGTAGTCCAAGAGTGGAATTCAATGGAAATTGATACCTAAGGATAAAGAATGAAAAATTCTGTAGAACAAACAAATAATTTAATCTTTCGAGCTAGAAATTTAAAAGAGTTTACTGTAGTAACTGATCTGCCTGAGAATTTTTCATTCAATGGTACAGTACCATTTGATTTAAACATTAAAGATAACGTAATAGAAGCTAAGGTGTGGGCAGTGGATTTTGACGAGGCCGCAATTAGATTAAATGAATATTTAGAAAGTTGTAATGATGATGACTGAAACTCCTGCAGAGGGCATAATGAAGACACACGATTGGGGCAACTCAAAAGTATATCGTATTGCCTGTAGTTGTGGATGTGAAGAGCACGATCATAATGTGTGGGTCGAAGCAGATGATCACGACATTACCGTTACTGTATACACAACAACTAAAACTAATTTTTGGTCTAAGACACGTTGGTATCATATTTGGATATTGCTAACCAAAGGTTATATTGATACCGAATCAACAATTTGTATGACACAACAACAGTCAAAAAACTATGCAGAAACACTTAAATCTGCTATACTGGACGTAGATGAATTTAGAAAGATAAAAAATGAGCAAAATAAAAATAGCTGAACTATTTTATTCGATTCAGGGAGAGGGTAGATATATGGGGGTACCGAGCGTGTTCCTTAGAACATTTGGCTGCAACTTTACCTGTGATGGGTTCGGAATGAGTAGAGGAGAGAGATCAAATGAAAGAAACCTTATTGCAGAAAATGCAGAAAGTTTTAAATCTTATCAACTTCTACCACTTGTATCTACTGGATGCGATAGCTATGCGAGTTGGGATCCACGTTTCAAACATCTTAGCCCTCTTCTCGACGTTGATACTATTGCCAATACTATTTGTGATATACTGCCTCATGGGTATTGGCAAGATGAGCATTTGGTTATCACAGGTGGTGAGCCGCTACTAGGTTGGCAGCGTAGTTATCCAGATTTGCTGAATCATCCTAAAATGTCTGGCTTAAAAGAAATTACATTTGAGACCAATGGTACTCAAGAACTTAGTCAAGATTTCAAACATTATCTCGGAGAATGGACTGCTGAAGAATGGGATAGAGAAATCACATTCTCAGTAAGTGCTAAACTACCGGCCAGTGGAGAGAAATGGGAAGAAGCTATTTGTCCAAAAATAGTATGCGAGTATGAAAAACGTGGCACTGTGTATCTTAAATTGGTTGTATCTACGGCAGATGATATTTTAGATGCAGAACGTGCTGTTAAAGAATTTAGAGCAGCTGGGTTTAAAGGGCATGTCTACTTGATGCCGGTTGGTGGCGTGGAAAGTGTTTATACGTTGAACGCAAAGAATGTGGCACTAGCCGCAATGAATCGTGGATGGAGGTACAGTGATAGACTACAGGTACCACTGTTTAAAAATGAATGGGGAACTTGATGATTAAACAATTTTTTAAAAATATTACTGGCATTCAAGCTATTGAAGATGCCAAACTTAAAGCTCGTGCAGAAGCAGAAGCTGCTGTAAAAATTGCAGAAGATGCCGCTGCCGCTGCCAAAGAGGCATTGGTTTCGGTTGAAAAGGCCAATAAGCAAGCTGAAATAGCCAAGATGACTCCAAAAGATAGGGCCAATGCCAAAGGTGAACCTTGGGTAAGTGTGCTAGATACTAAGGTCAATCCAGATAATCCACGTAATGGGTTTTTTGAACTTGACTGGAACGAGTTGTTTGTGTTACAATTGAAACAAGCTGGATACGGATTTGATGGTGATCCAGACGAAGAAATCGTAGATCGTTGGTTCAGAGATCTAGCAAGAAATATGCTAGGTGAAGAAGGTATGGATCAAACACGTGGATCTGGATTTATCAATGTCAACAAACTAGCGGACGGTAAAGCCGAAATAAAATGAGTTATATTTTAGTCGACACTGCTAACACGTTTTTTCGTGCTAGACATGTGGTGCGTGGTGATGCCGATATCAAACTTGGTATGGCGTTACATATCACATTCAACAGTATTAAAAAAGCATGGCAAGATTTTGGAGGCAAACATGTTGTATTCTGTCTCGAAGGTCGCTCGTGGCGTAAGGACTTTTATGCTCCTTACAAACGTAATAGACAAGACACTCGTGATGCAATGAGTGCCAAAGAGCAAGAAGAAGATAAATTGTTCTGGGAAACATTTGATGCATTTAAAGACTTTATTAAAGACAAAACAAATTGTACAGTATTACAACATCCGCGACTAGAAGCTGATGATTTGATTGCGGGCTTCATTCAAGCGCATCCCAATGACAACCATGTTATCATCTCAACAGACACAGATTTTCACCAGCTGATTGCGCCAAATGTCAAACAGTACAATGGCGTAGCAGATACACTTACTACGCACCAAGGTATCTTTGATAAGAAAGGTAAGTCGATCGTTGACAAGAAAACTAAAGAGGCTGTGCCTGCACCAAATCCAAAGTGGATTCTATTTGAAAAATGTATGCGTGGCGATACCAGCGACAACGTGTTTTCTGCTTATCCGGGTGTGCGTACTAAAGGTAGTAAGAATAAAGTTGGACTTACAGAAGCATTTGAGGATCGTAATTCTAAAGGATATTTTTGGAACAATCTCATGTTACAACGTTGGGTAGACCATAATGGCGAAGAACATCGTGTGTTAGATGACTATCAACGCAATGTTATCCTTGTCGATCTTACTGCACAACCTGCAGATATTAAACAAATTATCCAAGATACAATTAAAGAAAATGCTGTACCTAAGTCAGTTGATCAAGTTGGCATCCGTATGTTAAAATTCTGCAACCTATATGACATGCAGAAAATAGCCGATAACATACAAAACTATGCGGCTCCTTTTCAAGCAAAGTACACACTATGACAGAACTACGTGCTAAACCAATTGTAGATGGAAAATTCTGGATCGTTGAACAAAACGGTGAAAAAATCGCTACACTACATAAAAAAGAAAACAACAAATTTATGTTGAGTAATAAAGATGGTGAAATTTACTTTAGCAAAAAAGAAGAACTAACAAAACAGTTTGGTAAGAATTTCTTTTTGCCCAAGGTTAAAACTACAATCACATCTGCTGAACCTAATGAGTGTCACGGGTTTCCAACTAGTTGTACACCTTACAACAGTATGTTTGATGTAAGACAGAAACTACCATTGTTTACAAAGAGCTCTGCTAGTAAGAGTCTGTATTGTGCAGGGTATTATATCATTAAATTTGACAAAGGTTGGGTTAAAAGTTTCTGTCCTAAGTTAATTACGATTGAAAGATATCCTTTTAAAGGTCCGTTTATTAGCGAAATAGAAATGAAACAGGTACTATCAAATGTCAAATGATCCAATTAATACCATTGCTATACAGCAGTTTATACAGCAGGTAAAAATAGCCGATGCAAGCCAACAAAAAGAAATACGGTTGGATATGAAAAATGCCAAGGCTATTAGTTTTGCTCTAGCAGAGGTACTGGCAAAATTAACACAAGACTACGAAGTCTTACTGCAAGATCTGCTCAAAGCCGGTGGTAACGACACTATTACAGTGGCCATGGACGGTGGCGGATTTCCAAACAAATAAAGGATAAATATATGCGTAGTTATCGAGGACGCATATATGTCAAGGCCCAAGCCAAAAGTGCTGTTAGAGCACATTAATAAAAAAACTTATAAGAGTGAGCAGATCTTAGAAGCCGATGCCATTTGGGCTGTATTTTATAAGGGCGAGCCGTTTAACTTAAAAAGCTCAAACAGTCTTACCAGTTATCCAGGTCCTAAATATAAAAAAGTAAGTTTTTCAAATCCGGGTCACGCCCATAATCTTGCTAAAAAACTAAATTTAACTTTTGGCACACAGGATTTTCAAGTGGTTAAACTCACACAAGGTGAAATTATAAAATGATAAGCAAAGAAACATACACTACTATGTTTCTAAAAGAATGGGGCAAAAGTACAGATGCAGCCAATCTAAAATTATATACTAGAACGTGGTGGCAAAATAATAGAGCAAAAGAGTCCGGTGGACTGCGATTAACCGATGAAGGTTACGAGTTTTTGGTTGGAGAATTGCATCTTAGAGAGTATGAAATTCCATTTACAGAACCGATTGAGCTAAGTCCCCAAACAATTATATTTTTGGATAGATATATCGACTGTCCATATTATCTTACAAATCATAGTATTACCGTTTTCTCCGAGCGTAAAAGTTTTGAGCTGTTTATGTTTTCGGACGATATACGAAAATTTGGTCTTATCAAAGCTATCAATAATTTAAAGAAAGAATAGCCTTTTTGGTTAAACAGGCATTGACAAGGTCAAGTTATTATCATATAATACTTAGACAGTGATAGCAAAACTTTTTTTAACCAAGATAGGAATTTTATGAGCGAAATCATTTCTCGTACAGTTGGCCCAAAAGGTGCCATGAAGGGTCTACGCAAAGCCTTTAAAAATAAGCGTCCATTGTTCCTGTGGGGTCCTCCGGGCATTGGTAAGTCAGACATTATTAAACAGTTAGGCGCAGAACTTGAAGCTCATGTAATTGATGTGCGCTTGAGTCTTTGGGAACCTACAGACATCAAGGGTATTCCATATTTTGATAGCAATACTAATAAAATGGTTTGGGCTCCTCCTGGTGAGTTGCCAGACGAGGCCATGGCTAAACAGCACAAAAATATTGTTCTTTTCCTTGACGAAATGAACAGTGCCGCGCCCAGTGTACAGGCAGCGGCTTATCAGCTAATTTTGAATCGTCGTGTTGGTACTTACAAACTGCCCGACAACGTTGTCCTAGTAGCGGCAGGTAATCGTGAAACTGACAAGGGTGTTACTTATCGTATGCCAGCTCCTTTGGCTAACCGTTTTGTTCACTTGGAAATGCAAGTTGACTTTGACGACTGGGCTATGTGGGCTACAGAAAATCGTGTACATAAAGACGTAGTTGGGTTCTTAACCTTCTCTAAAAAGGATCTTTACGACTTTGATCCAAAATCTAGTTCACGTGCATTTGCCACTCCCCGTAGCTG